TACTTCTTCTTGCCAGTTAAGCAAATAGTCATAAAAACTGTTTGATAGTTCTTGAGTACCGTTTGTTTCAAATGTAATTTCTTTAAGTCCTGCCATCTTAGGATGATTAAGCAAGTCTGGATACGCACGTTGCCATCCTAACAACGGTTCGCCACCAGTAATTACAAGGTGTTCATCTTTCCATTCATTAAATGGAAGGATTTCGCAGATACGTTCTGCAATACCATCTGTTGTAAGCATAGGGCTGAGATCTTTAAAACGAGGATCCCAAGAAGCGTAGCTATCACAACCTGTGCTAACAAGCGGTAGCTCACCATACGATTTAAATTCTGCAATACGTTGTGCAATAGGTTCCACTTCATTGCTTAGTTCTCCTTTGGGCATACCAAAGCCGGCACACTTGAAGTTACAACCAAATGTTCGTAAGAATACGGACGGTACACCCATGTAACGCCCTTCACCTTGGATACTATAAAATAATTCTGCGATTTTAATTTTAGACACAGTCACTTTCCTCTGCTAATCTTTTTGCTACACGATTTTGTAAATCTGCCTTCCACTTACGCTCATCTGTAAAATGCTTAACATCTTGTACAGCATTTTCTAAAGTCTTTGCGTAGTTAAGAGCTTGTTGTTCAGACATTGAAATAGTAGATTGACAAGTAACAGCACCAGTAGTCCATACTTCCCAAGTTACTTTCAAACGATTCCAAATGCCATTAACTAGATCCTTCCAGAACCAATCAACTTCTTGTAAGTATGGGCTATCAATGTCGTAATGCTTTTCTACAATCTCACCCCAGTAATCAGTTTTAACAGTTATACCTAAATTAACGTCAATGCCTGTTTCACTTGCTTCTACTTCGAAGTTGTGATCGTGATATTCTTGGCCGCAACTGCATACAACTTGGTACCATTTGCTATCACCCCAGTCGTTGCGTTTTAGAATACCTTCTGCTGGTTCTTGTGCTTTCATCAATGCAACTCCGGCATAAAATCTTTTAGATTTTGAACATCATCTCTATGATCGTAAATAAATTCAACCATGCGTTCGTAGTCTTCTGGTGGTAGAATTGTTTTATAAATTTCTAACCCAAGTTTAATTAAGATAGGAGCAATTTCAATTGCTTTAACGTCTTCACCTAACAGTTTATCTGTTAAGATCATAAACTCATTATACGTGTTAATTAATTTTTCGTCACTCATTTTGATGCGTACTCCTGTTGCATTTTGATGTTGTCAAAGAATTCTTTCTTTGTACCTGCATCATCTTTAAATGCACCTTTTAATACTGTTGTTTGTGTAAGACTAGAATGAGCCATAATGCCGCGGTTTTCACAGCATCCGTGAACTGCTTGAATATAAACGCCTAAGTCTTTTGCGCCTGTTGCTTTCTCGATTTCCCTAGCAATGTCGTTAGCAAGTTCCTCCTGGAGAGTACCACGTCTTGCACACCACTGTGCGATTCTTGTGTACTTTGATAAGCCAATGAGTTTCTCGGCAGCAATAATGCCAATATAAGCAACGCCAACAACGGGTTGGTGATGATGGCTACACATAGAGCGAAGCTCACTACGAACAACCAACATACCTTCATAACGGTCCTGTGAGTCGTTTGGAAATGCTGTTGCGTTTGGTGCTGGGTCATATCTACCTGCCATTATTTCATTGTAATACATCTTAGCAAGGCGACGTGCTGTGCCTTTACTATTAGGATCTGTTTCTCGATCAATTAGAAGTGCATCTAATACTTGTTCAAATGCTTCAGTTGCTTCGTTAATTAAAACTTCTTTTTGTTCTTCATCAACGTATTCGCTAATATTGTCTCCAGCCCAGAAACGCTTACCTTGAGCTTTCATTTGCTCACGGATTACTTGTGCTAAATTCTTTTCTGACATGTTTATTATTATTCTCCGATGTTTAGGCAGTGGATTGCCATATAATATTGTATAGGTTTATTTAGGTTTTTTCAACTAATCTTAAAAGTTTTTTACTCGAAATCAAAGCTGATGGCTGACTAATATACGACACAGTTCCGCATCTTTTTTTGATTTAAAATGGAAGTCCATGTAATCTGGAGTTGGGTGACTATTGTAACGATGACCAGGTAGGCCAAATACTTCCATTATATCAGCGCAAGTATCTGTCCACCAAGTTTGCGATTGATTGTTCCAAGGAATGCGAATAACCTTTTCTGGATCAGCATTAAGGAACTGTCCTCCTGCGGCTTTATGCGTTTTTGTTTCTAGCATTTTTAAGTTCGTCTTGGATATATTCTCTGTATTCAGATAGTACTTCTAACTTTCTGCTAGCATCGCCTTGACGTCTAAGTAAGTCGAGGTCTTTATCTACTTGCCTAAGTTTTTCTTCTAGTTGTTCAACAGTCAATTCACTCATTTTTTAATTCCAACTCTAAGTCCTGTTGCACCACCAAAGATTAACAAAAACGCTAACCAAGTTTCCCAGGTGTATGGGATTGCTAGTACAGGAAACAATGTGTTAAGTGACCATATACCTGCCAGTGGGCCTACAATAACAACAAAAAGTAGTAGACCAATGCCTAAAAAAAGTTTAATAAGTGATTTAATCATAACCAAAATTCCTCCCAAGGATACACTAACCAACAATCATCCTCGGCTTTATTAACATTCCAAACTGTATAGTCTGGATCTTTAAATTCGCTTGCTTGATTGTGTGTTAGCACAGCAAAGCGAACATTATCACCCCAAACTTGATTCCATTCATCTGAATCTGGAAAACAGCCTGAAGGCCAATCTTGTTTAATCCAATTAATCGTAGCACCTGTATCATTAATATCGTCTACAATAAGGATTTTCTTTTTGAGTTTTTCTACGTGTTTGTGTCCGCCGAATTCTGCTCTTCTTTCAAACGGTACAGAGCCAATTGCATCTTCTGCCATCCACAAATTACTTTCGCCACCGTCACCGTCGCGCAGACTGACATTAAGCGTGTGCATCTTAATGCCAGTATATTGACTTAGTAAATTAGCTGGAACAAGCCCACCGCGGGTTAGACCTACAATATAGTCAGGCTTCCAATCGTGTGCTGACATTTGGCGAGCAATATCTAATACTGCTCCTTCGACTTGTTTCCAGCTATAATATACTTTCTTCATGATACTAGTGTGTTAGCAAGTGTTTGCAATTCGTCTTGTGTCATATTAAAGTTGTACGTGCTTGAATAACGAACACGGCCTTCTTCGTCTAGGCTTTCTTGAATTAAATCAACAGCAAATAGACCTTTAGGAGATAGCGACTCCCACTTTTCCATACGCAAGCGAAAGCCTTCTGTTTCTTTAATAGTTACTTCTTTTTTAGTGTGTGCAATTGATTCATGCAGTTCCATCTTTATCTCCTTTAATACGATCCCAAGTACGGTACTTTTCCAATTCGTGCATATATTGTTTGTACAATTCTGCAAGTTTTGGATGTTTATGTTCCATTGTAACATCTCTAGTTGGAATTTGCAAGAGTGTTTCGATTGTGTTTAACCGTTCTTCTAAATCAACACCGTTTATTACCACGTTGCCCTTAACTTCTAGTGTTGCTTCTTTTTCTAAAACTACTTTTTCCTCGCCATGCGGGATAGTCATTATAGTTTTTTGATTTGAACTACTAAAATGTGTATTTGGATTAGCCCATGACACGCCATTTGATGTAGATGTCATTAACGATCCAGTTGTAGGATACGCAACATTTACAGCCATTATGGTTTAACCTTTTTTTCTGGAGGCAAATCAAAATCATCTTTTACTAAGTTGTAAGTAGTTTTAAACTTTTCAAAAGCAATTTTAAGACCTGGATATTCGTCGCACATCTTTTCTACTCTAGACCAAGCTGGAAAACTATCAACCCATTCTGTATGTCCCCACACGCTAATTGTAGATGCGTTAAGGGGAGGAATACAAAATGTTGATGCAGATGTGCTAGCCGTAGTAAACGTTACCGACGGGGTTGTGCTAGTATAGCAATAACTAGACCCAGACGAACTTATAGTAATAGGACTTGTAGTAAGTGCTGCTAGTTGTTCGTCAGTTAATACTGGAAAGCAAATGCTTTGCGCTGAAGAAGTTGTCACGTAATGACTCCATTTGTTTATGTACAAGTGGAAGATACTTATTGTAATTTTCCATGTACTCTACGATTTTATCGCAGACTTCCTTTCTATGTTCTATGTAATGATCATAGCTTTCGGTCCAGTTGCTTGGATACTTGAATTCTGGCATTGCCATTTCACTGTAACTTAAACGATCTGGAACCATAGGTATAGCATCTACTACTGCACCTTCATACCAACTAATACCCAGTGTTTCTTGCAAGTTAGCACTAAAGACTAGTTTAGATTCACCTAACAAGTTATGATATTCGTTTTTAGTAAGTTGTTGATCCTGACAAACAATAAACTCGTATTGTGGTAATTGATGTTTTAAATCTCTAAAGATTTCAACTTGCTTTTCTGGAGCAATACGATGTGGGAATAGTATAAGGTTTTTCTTTTCCATTCCTTTGTATTCAAGTAATGCATCTTGCATATACTCCATAGGCCAACCTGTGCGTATAACTTTGTCTTTCCATACTTCTTGACCCGGAGTATAATCCATGCCAAGTAGATTTCCATAGAACATTTCTATATGAAAGTCTGTGGCAAAGTGATTGTGATCAAACGCATGGAAGAAACTCTTTTCAGCAAATCTAACCCAAGGCTTATCTCCAACAAGTCGTCCTAAGAAGTCCTGTGGATCGTAGCTGCCAGCATGCCATAGACCGTGTGTAACTACTGGAATATTCAGCAACTCACTCATGTACTTTAAGTTTATGATACCAGGATGCCAAGCATCAGTAAAGATAAAGTGATCGCCGGGACTAACGGCTCCAGCGCAAAATAGCTCACCCATTCTTTCAATTTGGTTAGCTTTATAGATGTTTGTACCGCCAAAGTTGAGAAACGCACCTGGAGTTGTTGCGCTAGGTATATCTTGGCGCCCAGATATGATTTGAACATTGTGGCCTGCCTTTCGTAGGAGATGAGGTACATGGGTCTTCCATTGACCCGTGTACCTTGTTTCAACCGCTTCTAGATCAACGAGAAAAATGTTCGCCATTTCTTCTGTTTTCCCAACGTGGGTTTTTGCCCTGATATGGTTTTCTTGGGCGTTTGCTGTTTAAGTATGCCTTAAACTGCGGGTGATGATTACCCCTTACACTATAATGTGAAGGGTCAAACTCTAAGAGTTCAAAACGACAGTAATCTAAGTAGCTGTCCAACACGTTAAAAATATCGGCAGATTCCTTACCGTTCTTAGTTTCTGAATACACGATGTCGTTGTAGTTTTTAGCCATAATAGCCTCTTTATTAATATTTGATTAATGAACCATTTTCTCCGTCTTCGGAGACCTCAATCCAAATCTCTCGACCTGGATACTTGCCGGAAATGACAACGTGAAGTTCATCACTCATCATTTCGCAACTCTTGTAGTCTAGTTGGACTGTACCATCTTCGTAGAGGTTTTCCAACCAGCGTTTAAACTGAATAAATTCGATGTCACGATCGTTGTGGGTAACTGAAATCCAGACACGAAAATGGAATATATGACGATGAGGATGACCCAAAAACGATACATCATATTCATCTCCAGTTGCTAGTGTAGGATCAGTTAGTGCTGCTGGGTATTTGTGAATACCTTCTTTTTTAAATGTAACCCAAATCATTTTGTTGGGTCTTACGTCTTGTCTTATGTTCATTTTAATATCTTATCGTTTTTATATGCATCCCAGGATGTAAACTTAGTACGGTCTTTAAGATCGTGTAAGCTATGTGACCAAACACCCGGGTTAGTTGCTTTAAAATCTTTGTCATCGATTTTAATCATTGTATTATAATTCCAAAGTTTTACATAAGGAATTGGCACTCTTATCTGTGGAATAAAGTTGTCAAACTCGTTTAAAGGGCCATCGTTAAATTCTTCAACATGACTTAGTGGAATATCAAGGCTGCACAAATATCCCATGTTGAGATAATTTACAATCATGTTTTCCCATTCACGCCATTCATCTCCGTTTTGCGGATTGAAACTGTGATTAGCACCAAAGAAAATATGTTGACCCGGTGTGCGCAATCTAGGAGTAATTTCGCTATTTGGTTGAACACCCGTAACAAATAAAGTGTGCATACCAAATGCAGGAGTGTGTTCTACTTCAATGCCTTCGAAGAAAACAACATCACTTTGTTCACCGCTATCGTAATCACGTTTCATCTTTTTTACTTTCTTCGTATTGTTTAAAAAGTCTGGTTACATCTTCCATGCGTTCGGCAAAAACATCTGGACTTGTTCGTGAAGCCATATCCAAGTCAAATTTGCTAGGATAATGGCGCAATAACCAACTAGCAGTTTCACGTATGTGTTTAGGCACCTTAGGAGTTTTTTGTGGATTGCATAGCTCATGCAAAAAAATCCTAGTGTGCATAACTGATCGATAACGTTCGTCTGGAAGTGTCATGTTCTAATTATACAAAATTTGCTATACTAAAATCAAGCAGGACGGCTAAACGGACGAGGTCCGCCTTTGAAATAATTATAACCAAAAGCTTCGTCCATAATGACTAGTGAATAATTGGAAAATAAGTGAGCTTGTCCATTGTATGGTAATCCCATTTCCATTGCTCTTTGATTTAAATCAAGTACGTAATTGAATCTAAAATTACCATTTAATTGGTTAATTGAATTTTGTTTAGCTGCACGCCAAAATGGAGTATCGTATATACTGCCACCGTGGTAGTAAAAATTAAGAATGTCTTCAGTAATTTGGGACTCGTGCATAAACTGCATATTTGCTTCGTGCTCTGTCATTCCTTGTAGTAAGAAATTTATCATGAGATCGCAAGTTGCAATATATTGATTAATAGAAGTTGCACTAATTGGTTCAAAGAACAACGCACGATTGCCATTTTTTAACAAACGCTTGTTAACAAATTTTGATGTGAAGTACGAATTAAATCTATATTCTCTGTACTCGTCGGATGCAATCATGTCCTTAGCATCAATTTTTAAAATCTCAGCCATGTTTTGTTGTGCATCTTCAACTGAAGTAATTTCGTCGTTGAAGAGATAGCCGTACGTCTTTCTTGACGTAAGTGGAATACCAAACATCCAGCCATTTGGTGTTGCAATATGTTCAGTATATTGGATTGGATCAAACTCTAAGAAACTATAAACTAGACAACGGTTTAAGATTGTACAAGAACTTTTAACGTATTCTGCATCGTCTGTAGGAAAACCGCCGCAATCTATAACGTAATCGAACACTTCGTCTTTACCGTTAATAGTTAACGTAATGTCGTTGTCTGTGTTATTAACATGTTCAACCTTGCCTTCAATAACTCTAAATTTTTCTGGCCACAAAGTTGGAAACCTAGAAAATGCAAATTCCTTAAGTTTAAAATTATTAAAATGTACAGCAACGCCCCCGCTTAACAATGGATTAAGCCAGGGTGTTTCTCTCCAGTTAATAAACTTAGTGCCAAACTTTAATGTACTATCGAGTTTAGGTGTATCTTCTAAAAGTGAAAATCTAGTACCTAATTCTAACAAACGAATGAAACTAGGGTTAGTACTTTCACCGATGCCGAGAATAGGAATATTAGGATCGTAAATTGAAACAATTTCCCATTCATTACTTAAACATGAAAGCAATTTACATAGGGTAACAATGCCAGCACTTCCAACCCCAATAACACCTATTCTTCTTTTCATTTAACGCTGTCCTCTAAATCGTCTAACTTGTGTTGCTCTTCTTCTGTAAAGTCTTCACTATGGTCACTTACAGTTTCGCCTGTGTCAAACAACACGTTAAACTGTCCGCTAGCATTAGTCATCTTGTCGCCAGTATTACCTCTAGTACCAATGATAGTATCGAAGTAACGTTTGTAATAATCAACTAACCGATTTGCTTCTTCTCTAGTTGTTGCTGCAAAGATCTTATCAACCATGTCTTTAAAATAACGTAGGTCATAAAAGAAATCTTTCTTTCTATGTGAATACTCAGTATCCATCATGGCAGGCAACACATTGTTATCATACTGTCTGTTTGCTTCCTGTACAGCATTGATATGTGACCACACATTATGACCCATTTGGATAGCATAACTAAAACTATCCCAAGAGGTCTTACCTTCTTTACCTACTTTATTTAGGTCACCTGGTTTATAGATACAAATATCTTTAATCGGTACTTGATCAATAAGCGGACTAGGATCGAAGTTTTCAAAGATTTTATCTTGTATTACTGCGTCTTTGAAGAGTCTTGAATCTGTTGCATATTTTTTGTCGTCAGCAGACGGCACCATTCTGTAGACCCATTTTGAGTTTGGTGCTGTTTCTGTTTGGATGTAGATTTGTCCGTTTGCTGTTGCGAGAAACGGTGAGGCGCAATCAAAAGATATGGTAAAGTTTTCATTATGGTATTTCCTTACAGCACGTTGAATATCTGTGAGCAAAACTGCCCACTCTAATTTACTGGTGCCCAAAAAGTGCATCCAGTCTTGTTGGCCTTTTTCCAACAAACCGTCAAAGCGTAATGCTACTAGTCTTCTTAGAACTAAGTGTACATCACACATATTCTGTCCACCCATTGCCCAACCATTAAATGGTTTGTCATATTTTTTAGGATCACAGAAGTCTTTCATTTTGCTGTACCAGTCGTCTGCTTGTGCGTGGTTTTCACCTTGCAAAACGTTTAGGAACTTACATGCACCTGTACGATGCTTAATAAAGTATTCGTTGTTATACTTTGTTGCTTCGACCGCTTGGTCGTATGATTCAATACCGGTTGCTGCACGACCTACAGGACTACGTTCAACCCACGCTGGGATATCAAGTACCATACCGTAATCCATTAAAGAATCCATCCAGTTTAATACTTGTTCACGTTTCTTTTGTGCAGCGTCTAATTTTGCTTGATAAAGTTTTACGTGATCAACTTTAGTGTACTTAGGATTGCCCTTCTTATCAAGAGCGTGGTTACCGGTTGCGTCAATAACGGGCACAGTCTCTATACCTTTGGCAATACATTCTGCCATTTTAGCCTGTACTTCTGGACCAGTTGGATCTCTCCATTCACCTTCCCATACACCTTTACCGATCTGGAAACCTCCAGAGTCACCTAGCACCCAACTAGTTGCACGATCGCGATTACGGAACATATCCTCGTTTTGATCTGGCTTAGTTAAATCTAAGTTAGCGTGACCTGCTGAATACAAACACCAGCGATAGTAAAATTCGCCAGCATCTGGTTCTAAGTAATTAAGTCCTTCAATTCCGCTTGCCCATGCTTGTGGAATCCTTGCAGGATCTACATAGTTTCCATAACGCTGTTTTCCAATGAAAGTAGCATAGAAGCCACTTGTTGCAGGCAAGAAAACAGCATAATCATTTTGCGTTGCTGTTAAATTTTTATTCATATTAAGTGTTTTGCTAGGACCATGCAACTGATCCACATCCAGATAGTGTTAAACCCAACTAATGTTGGTAATGCTTTTTTGTGACTAGCCCATATTAATGCAAGGCTAGTACCTAACGCCAACCAATACAACTCCCATATTTGTATTCCAAATATTAAACCAGGAATAATAATGGCAGCTTTTACAATCCAACTTAGTGCTTCTACAACATTGTAACTAGTCCAGTATGACTTATTGAACCACATACTATAACAGTTGCGGATATTGTCCCATCCGCAACCTTTATATGTAATATAAGTTAGAACTAGGAAACTTAACGTTCCCAATATAACTTGATCAAATGTCATTACTTAGTTTGAGCTGGTAGAATGTAGTTATATGTTGCTAATCCACTGTCAACAGTAATTTGCATAGCACCTTGATCTGAAATCTTAATGTTCATATCACCTGTTAAGCCTAAGATGCTAATAACTTGTGTAACTGGCCATGACCATGTTTGTTTCAACTTACCTGTAATACCTGATTGGAAAACAAAGTTGCCTGCGTGTGTACTTGCATCACCGAAGTTAAAAATTAAGTTATCATTTTCTGTCGATACTTGGAATAGTGTTTCTTCACTATTTGCGTTTGCTTGGAACTTGAGACGTTGTACGCTTGCTGCGTTTGGTTCAAATTCAATGTTCCATTGTGCGCCTTTGAACTTAACAGTTTTTAAACGTTCGTTGATGATTTCTGTATTCATAAAACGATAGTCGTTTTGGAAATCGCCAGCTTCGTTTTCAAAGTGTAAGCCTGTTGGAATAACTTCGCCGTTACGTTCTGCAGATGTAACAGTAATTTTTGCCTTTTCTTTGTATTCTGGGCAATTAAGATGAATTGCTAGCTTGTTTAAGTTTGGCATACCAAACACACCTTCAAAACCACCAATTGGGGTTTTAGTTGTGCCTGTTACAATAACTGAACGATCTTCAGCCATTGCTTCGATTTCTGTGTTGTTTGTGTTGCTTGTAATTTTAACTAATGGAATAATGCCTAGTTGATGTGTATGTGCAACGATGTCTTGTAAAATGTCTTTCATGAGATTCTCCGTATAATGTTGATTTTATTTAGATCGAGATCAAAAGTCAATAGACTTTCTTACCGTTCTGTTATATTTTATTGCCGTTTCTAAGATGCTTAAATTTGCGCCAATTGATTTTGCATAATGTAGCATTGCGTTTGTGTCTTTAGGAAAACATGCTCCACCGAAGCCACGTTCCCCGTCTAGACCTGGGACAAGTGTATGACTAGAACCAATGCGAGGATCTTGTGAAACAATCTGTCTTACAACATCAAAGTTTGCATAAGATGTTTGGCATAAGTCATACAACTCGTTAAAAAACGCTACCTTAGTGGCAAGGAACGAGTTAGTAGCGTATTTGATAATAGCTGCTTCAGTTGGACTGCAATGAAAATATAAATTGCATTTATCTAAAACAGGGGTGAATACTTCTTGCCAGAAACCATCTGGATCAATTCCGCCTATAACCATATGTGTTTGGTTTAGGAAATCTTGATTAGCTGTTTTAGCACGAAGGAACTCTGGATTATATGTAATAGTTAAATTAGAATATATTTCATTTAATGCTTCTGTTACAGCAGGTGTTACTGTGCTTTTAATTAGGATTGGTGTATTATCATATAAAACTTGGTCTAATACGTTTGCAATGATACTACTATCACACCCGCCGTTTTCTAAACCGGGCGTAGGCACACAAATCACAATACCATTTGCATCTGGATGATGTTGTAACTCGGCGGTTGTATATTGTGGGTCAACAATAACAACCTCGTGCCTAGATTTAAGTGCATTGTGTACAGCCTTACCTACAAACCCGTAACCTACGATTACTATTTTCATATTAAAACTCAAATAAACTGTTAAATGTGTTCTTTTCTTCTGTACTAGAAATGTTCCATTTCAATACACCAATAAGGTTAGACAACTTCTTATCGATAATTGTAGCCTCCATTTCTGCGTGATCAAAAGGAAGATCCTTAAACCATTGTGGCAAACGTAGTTCGTCTACTGGATATGCAACACTAGCATATTCTAATGGATTCGCTTTTAGTTTACATACAATAACTTTAGCACCGTCTGTAATACCCATAGAATATTTGTCACCAAACATACGCTTTAATGTGTTCCAATTAATACTTGCACGAACATGTCCTGGTAAGTTAGCCTTTCCAGCCTTCTTTTCTTTTGCTTCGTATTCTGTAATGTTGTTTGCACGTTTGGGACTTCCTTTCTCCCAACCTGGACGGGCCTTAAACTTAGTACGAAACTCTGTAATAAAGTCTAGTACTTCTTGCTCAGTTGCACCAGTTAGTACCATTTCAAGAACATCACTTAAGAAGTCTTGAATGAATTCTGGAGTATCTGAACGCTTAAGATCCAAACCCATGGCTTTAATGTCGCCGGGCTTGCCATCTTTGTCTTTGCGCTTACCTTCTTTGTCGTAAACAAGCACAGCATAGCGTTTCTTAGTAATAAAGAGTGCTTTAGATCCAACTACTTCGCGTCCTGCTTTAATAACTTCGCCTTTTGACTTTGGTACATGGAAATAATCCAACATAAACTGTGCAAATGTGGAGTTAACTTCTTCACCAATTTGGTCATATAGTTGAACAACACTTTCTTTAGTCCACGGAATAGCACCACTATCTATGTCAGCCTTTAAGGTACTATACGCTGAGAAATAACAGGAGTCTGTATCTCCGTAAATAATGGCCTTACCGACGTGGTTATATTCGCCTGTAATGATCTCATTGACTTTTCCAGCCATGTGCTTTGCAATCTGACGTCCAGTAAGAGTTGTAGATTGGCCGATGCGCTTATCAAAAAAGCGACAGCCAGGGTTAAGGATCGCACCGTAGAGGGAGTTAAGGTTAATCTTTTTAACAAGTTGTCGCTTATCCCAATACTCTTCTTCAATTTTGTTACCAGCATTGATAGCCTCCTTTAGTTTGGCCTGCATTTCTTTACGTTCTTTGTACCAACGTGCAAGGAGTCCGGGAATAATACCTTCCGTTTCCCATGTAAAGATAGTGCCGTTAGCACTCAACATCCATGGTTGGTTGCTTTCATAGATCAAACGATACACTTCTGCGGCACTAACAACGTCACTTTCGCCATTTTCCCAATCAATAGTAATATCTGTACCAATTTCTTGAGCCATAACAGATTCGTATTCGTCTGTACCGAACTTACCTTCCCATGCAGCAGCAAATGATTTGCCTTTTGCAATCTGTGCTTCGATGTATGCATCAGTTGATATAGGGCGTAATTGTCCAACAATAGTCTCTGGACCCATGTTTAATGCACGAATAACTGACGGATATAGTGAGTTAATATCTAGTGATCCAACCCAATCTTGCAATCCTTCTTTAGGATACGCAACATACGCACCAGCTGCGCCTTCGTTAGTCTCACGTTCAGCCATTTTAGTTCTGTTAGGAACAACAAAGCCTCTGCGATGTGCTTCGTTAATAATAGCTTGCTCAGTTACAGCTACGGCACCCATTGTAGTTTGAATTAGTACTGTATTTTCATGTGCAAGTGTGTTAGCAAGGTCTAAGAACTTTAATTTCTTATCAAGTCTATCTAAAAGCGCACAGTCTTGTCTGTTATATTCAATAAACGTTTTAAAGTCATTGTTGTATAGTTGATCAAGTGTACCTTCATACTGTGTTTTGCGTTCACCTAACTCATACTCTGCAATAGCATCTAATCGATAACTATGGCGTTCTTCGTATGTGTACTTACGGTATAACTCAAGATAGTCTACATGAACACGGCCTACTAAATCGTATGTAACAGCATCGCGTCCATACTTTTCATATTCTCTTCTGCGTGGATGTAAATCAAACAAACAGAACTTGCGTGTATCGTCTTTGCTTAGTTTTTTAGTAACGCGGTTAACAGTATACGGAATATCGAAACCTTCACTGTTCCAGCCACTTAACACATCTGCATCTTGGATTAAGTCTAAGAATGTTGCTAACATATCTGCTTCATTGTCAAAAAGCATTGTGTTAGGAAAGTCTTTAACTTGTTCTTTAGCTTCTTCCATAGTTAATGTCTTTGGAGGAATAGCTAAACATACCATTGTTTCTAACCATTGTAGGTAGACAGCAATCGCAGTAATTGGCATAAATGCATCGTCTGGACTAGCATAGCCACGTTCTGGATCAAAGTCTACCTCAATATCGAAAAAGGCAGCATTAAGTTTTGGTGCGTCTTGATTAATATAGTTTTCGCTTAAACAAACAAAGATTGGGTTAATATCACCTTCAAATATTTGTTTACCTGAGTTAATTGCTAACTCTTTGCGAAAGTCTTTTGTATTTTTACAAACTACTCTACTTACTGCATCTCCATAGATGCTAACAAATTTACCCTTGGGATCTTTGTAGTAGAATGTGTGTTTAACAGGTATGTCGCGGAATTCGCGTTCACCCTTTTTGTTTCTCTCGACAACCCTGATGAGGTCATTGTCGCGGTCAAAGTATGCGTCTACGTAACTCATTTTTCTCCTATGTCATTTGTGGCTGACAAACACCTATGTGCGACTTAAAGGCTCGCTGAACCTTTTAAATTGTATTAGTTATTAGATACGTTTAGTAATATCTAGAATTGCTTCAATTTCTTCCCAGTCTTCGTTGTGCTCTGACCAGTTACCTTTGTGTGCAATTTTGATTGCTTTGTTAATAACAGCAGGTTTAACTTGTAGTTCTTCTGCAACTGCTTTAACTGTTTCTCTCAAGCCTTCTTGCAAATCTTCTACTTCACGTAATACTGTAGAACCTTCTGCAATTAATCTTTCTAATTTTGCCTTTTCTTCTGCGCCATATGAACGTCCGCCCATGATTATCTCCTATGTAAGCCTAAATTGTATATTACTTATGTTTGCAAGTCAAACATTTAAAAGAAAAATGGCGGAATAAATCCGCCATTGTTTTAATACCTATCTTGCCATCGTTCTAACGGTGTTCTAGTATCTTTTGGTGTAGCACCCTGTCCTGATGAACAATCTAAATCATCGATTTGTTTTTGGTAGCTCTTAATAACTTGTGCAACAGCAGGATCTGATTTAGCAGCTGGTTCTAGTTCTTTCATAACTCCAGCAGCTTTCTTAATAAGTTCCATTTGTTCTGGACTACAAATTAACTTTGCTTCTTCTTCTTTTGGTTTAGGAGTTGGCTTTGGACCAGTTGTTGGACCTGGTGCAGGTTCTGGTGTTGGACCTTGTCCGCCATCTTTGCCCATCATGTATCCTGCACCACCACCAGCAGCAATCGCAGCGGTAATTCCTATTGCTTTTGCTTTCATAGGATTATCTTTAATCCATTGTGCTAGTGTACCTGACTTCTTAGCTGCGTCTGCTTCTGCACGGTACGCTGCTTCAAGGTCGCCTGCTACAGCAGCAGTCTTACCTGCACCTGGAGTAGCAACACCGGCCTTCATGTTAAACTGACCAGATCCAGCAGCCGTTTCTTTTTCCCAACGACCACCTAACCATTTCCAGTTAGCACCTTCGCTGTCTTTAACAATAGTTCCTACAGGAATATCTTTTGCAAGTTCAACTGCTTCTTTGCTTGCACCTTTGCCTGCTTTAAATAAACCTTTGAGTGCAGCAATAACACCGCCTTCTTCGTCTAATTGGTAATCATAAGAATCGGTTAAAATTCTCCAGATAGCCATTTTTTGTGATTCTTGTAAGCCAACTTTATCCATTGCAGCACGGGTATTTTTGCCCATAATGCCGTCAATTTTTAGAGGAGTGCCATCAATGTTTGTTGCATTTTGTGATACTAGATATTTTTGTAATGCAACAATTTTTGGATCACCCTTACCTGCTGTTGGAGCTTGTGGTTGTGCAGGAGTTGGACCTTGTTGCGGAGCTGGTTGGTTACTGCCTGCTAAATCTCTTCCAAAGTTCATGGCATCAAATGCACCACCTAATACCCAACCCCATGGTCCTGGAACTAACCATCCAGCACCTGCTAGTGTAGAAATAACAGCACCTGTGCGGTCTCCTTTTTGCCAACGTTCGTAAGCATCCTTAGCACTTAATAGTGTACCAGCAAGTGGAACAGCTTTACTAGCCATTTTAGATGCGCCTTTCATGCCCATCTTAGCTAATCCTGCTTCGGCAGCACCGCCGGCAATCTGTGTACCAGCTAATGTATTATCAACTGCATCTTCGTTTGTGTAACCGAAGCTTTCCATTAAATCGTCAGCAATGCCGGTTGTTTTCCATTCTTTAAGGATTTTACCTTCGGCATCAATGTGTAGATTTGTACCATCTTTTTTCTTTAATAAGAAAGTACCATCTTTATTTTGTGTAACGCTAGCTGGCTTAACTGGCGCAGCAGCCGGTGCTTGTGCAGGAGTAGATCCTTGACCAGGAGCAGCAGTTGGTGTACCAGCAGACCCTGGAGCAGCATTTGCAGCTGGCGCAGTAGTCGGAGCAGCAGCCGCAGCAGGTTTGCCGCTGTCTGCCTTAGGTGCTTCAATTTTCTTAAGAGCAGATAACTGCTGCATAATGTCTTGAAGTTCTGCAAATTTCTTTTGTTTAAATTCTGCTGCTTCTTGGTCAGACACAAATTGATTGCTTTGACCTCTTAAGCCTTGATCGTATTTGTCACCACTGTAACCAGTCATTCTACCAAAGAATGTTGACGTTTGTGCATTTGGTGGAATAAGACCTTTAGATGCTAGCATGTAGTCAGTATCTTTATCTGCACTACTTGAAACTTGATTTTGATTCGAAACGTACTTACCATCTACTGGATCGTAAAGTCCTGGTAGATTATTAGTTACTGCAATTTGTGCTACAGCTTGATGACGTTCGTCTGGGTTAGTAATAGCACCAACTTGTTGTTGAACTGCTTTGTAATTAAAGCCTTCGTCTAAGATACCATTGTTAATAGCATCCAGTTTGTTCATCAAATCTCTTAAATTCATTACTCACCCCTGCCGTATGTCTTTTGATAATTAATTTCGTTTAATTCGCCTTCTAAATCATCCATTTGATTCTTAATGTCTCTAAGAGCTTCTTCAAACGGATCGTCAAGAGCATAAACTGCCTGTTGCAATTTGTTAAGTGCTTCATGCACATCATTTATTGCATACTCAAAACTTTGTTGGTCAATGCCTGAGTTTTTAGTAATTAAACTTTTGAGGCTTGTAATAATTTCAATTGCAGTATCGTCATGCTTAATGCTAGTTGTAATTTTTCTAGCTTGAGAAAACAAGTGTGTTGCAGCATCAAGTTTTGGTTGTAATGCAGCAATTTCTTTGTTTACAACTTTTGGATCACGTAGGGGTTGTTCTTGATTCAATGAAGATTCTAAAACACGATTTGCAATTTTTTGTGAATATTGCTTAACGATTTGACTCTTTTCAGTTTGACGCTGAATAATACTGTCTTCTGCTTCGGCAAAATATTTTTTTAGTAAACTTTCTTTTTTAGCAACCGGTGCAGCTTCTTTGCTGTAATGTTGCATTGCCATTTGTACTGGCAAAGAAACTTTATGAGGGTTTGCACCCTCATTTAGTTTTTTATTATTGTTTACTTCTTCTTTAATAATACTAACATCGTTTTTGTCAATAATAGATAAAAACTTAGACATATCAGAAGCGCCTGCTACAGGTTTAGTAGCAGCGCCATCCATTGCCTGTAAAATGCGCTTCATGTCCATATTATTATCCGTTTAAACGTGTTAAGAACTCTTTCATACGAGATAAATCTGTAGATTCGTTCATTGACTCTTCGTATTTGAAGTTAGGATTTTGTTTGCTAAATGTTGCTGGATCAACAACTGGCTTTGGCATACCACCTTGGCCCATTACTTCACCACCATCTGTTGACAAACGATCTTTCAACATTTGGATACGTGCATCTAATTGCTTTGCTTCTGGCGTACCGTCTGGGTACTTTTTACGCATTGCAAGTAATTGTTGTAGTTGTGGACTACGACGTTCTAATGATGCATCTGTATTAAACATGTCGCCAGCAAAGTTGCTAACAGCAGTAGCCATTTGGCCAACAGCGCCTTCTTCTAGTTTGCCAGCTTTAGCTAACTTAGCTTTAACAGCACCTGCTACACGCTCACCGGCTTCTTTAGAACCATATTTCTTGCCTGCTTTCTTAGCAATCTTAGCAAAGTTCTTACCTGGCTTGCCTTCGTCCTTGCCTTCGTCTAAATCATCATCGCGAACTTCTTTATCTTGTTCTTTGTTTTGTTGTTTAGCTTTCTTGGCACCTTTTACTTCGTCATTTTCGTAAATGCCTTGACCATAACTGTGCTTTGAAGAACCCTGAGCTTCGTCAGTTTTTACTTCTTCTTTCTTTTCAGCAGCAGGTTTTTTAGTTGCCTTCTTTTCAGCAGGTGCTTCTTGCTCGCCTGCTTCCTCGTCATCAGGAATGCCATTTTTGTTTGCGTCAATACGTTTTGCAGCAGCAGCATATGCTTTAGCTTTCTTGTTATAAGATGCAGCTTTAGCTTTAGCTTCTGGACTCCATGTCTTAGTTGGAGTTGTTGTGTGACCAGTACCACCGCAATGCTCGCATGGTACTTCATCGCCGCCCATGCTTTCTTCCATCTTGCCAGCTTTCTTAGCAGCTTTGATTTTGCTACCTAAGTATTCATCCTTGCCAGATTCAACTTTGCCATCGCCGTCGTAATCTTTCTTAGCTTTCTTACCTTCATCAAGTTTTTCAGCTTGTTGAAGTTTGATAACTTTAAGCATTTCTCGAGCTTCTACTAGCTTATTTTTAAGTTCTAGTTTTTCGCTTTCGCTGTACATGTCGCTATTTTCTAGCTTGTTACCGTACTCGCTAAATTTCATTTCATATTCTAGGTAGTGGTATACACTAGCAATGTAATCAGCAGCTTTAGTGATCTTAGCTTGAACCCATGCTTCTAATTGATCTTCGTCATGGATTTGTTTGTGTAGCTTCAATGAGTATCTTGCTAATTTGTACAAATCAGCTTTAGCCATCGCACCTTCTTTATCAATTTCAGTATCGTGGCTTGGAGAAGCATCTGCGCCTAATTCTGGTTGTTCAGTTTGGGCAAATTCGTTAAGTTGTTTTGGCATTTTTAATGACTCCGTATTCTTTATATATTTATCGTTTTAGTGCGCCACCGAATATGTTTGTTCCCTTCATATCCAGTGCGTTTTTAGCTGTTCCGTTAGCGTTTTTAGCCTGTACAGTCTTAGGAACTGCTGGCGCTTTTGTACCTGATTTACCAGGGCTTCCAGTATAGCTTTTCTTGCCACGATCTTTACCAATTGCAATATGCGGACTTACTACAGTACCTACGTTTGCGGCACTTGTTGCTCCGGCAGTTGCGCTTTCTAAAATATCTCTAATTTTCATATTAAACCCCGTATTTGTTCTTTTTAGGTTTAGCAACGGCGCTTTGAACATTAGTATCTTTAGGTTCTTGGCTTTTGCCATAAGAGCTA